TTATAAAAATCTATAGTCTGGCGTACAATGACACTCGTGAGCAAGTAGTTAGGCTGCATAAAAGTTTTTCAACTGTTGAACTTTTTAAACTTAAAGCTTCCTCAGCTTATTCCACGGAAAGGTACCTTATTTGTTCTAACTACTTAGGAGATAATGTTAATCCTATATCGGATATTTTCGAAACCGAGAGATACTTTGTTACTGATCTGCTCCGTATGCATCAGCATAGACTCGAGCAGTGCGTCGAAAACTATCCTGTTCCTGACTTCCGTAAGAATGTAGCAGACTGGATCCGTACTTATATGCTCTTATTTGAGGATCATGTCGTGGTACCCATTACCCCGTTCAAGGAAGCGCCCTTTGAAACACCCGAAATAGATTCTATTGATGCACCCGAAGTTATTACGAATACTAAGTGGTCAGACCCGATTATCCGTGATTTGTCAAAACTAGATATATCAAAACTTGGGCCGATTTACGCAAATCGTGTTATTAGTGGAGAATATTTAGGTGCCCCTGAGATACGGATTTTAAACGATATCCATGCAACACACGTTTGTTTACTCTTTTACGAACGCCCTGATCATACCTTTTATACATACCCGGATGTTCCAAATAATGCTGATATTATATATATCCACGCTAACCATGCTTACGTCAATTCCGGTAAACGCGAACCGACCGATCTTACTCGGCTATTCGAACAGATTGGGTATGCTGTCCCTGGATTTATTAGTATGCCAATTGACGGCGATTGCGTTCTGCACGCCTATAAGTATCTATCAGGTATCAAGACTGACAATCATATCCTTCGTAAAGAGATTAGCAATATTATAATCCAATCGAGTCATAAAGCTGGCGGTATACCTTTAGAGGTTGCTACTACTGAATTAATCAAATACTGGGAGGCTGAGACAGAGGATAATCTTTTAAGAGCACGGTATGATTGGAATTCTGCCGTTCGCCGTGACAACGTCATTTACCAAGGTGCGAAATTGCAATACGAGCGAGACACTGTAATATATCTGAGGCGGAAATCTGACCATCTATTTGCCCCATTCTATAGTGATCTCGGCGATACCTCGACTGAATATGAGAGTGCTTTCAATGGCAAAGAATTCGTAAACATCTCTATTGAAGATAATATGTATAAATCAGATAGTAATGATCCGATACTAATGGTTTCCAGACACATGGTATTAATCCAAGGACCACGTTTAGGTAAATACAGTAAGAAATATGTACCGCATTCTCCATTCGTGTATGTACATTCTGGCGTCGCCGGTGCAGGTAAAACGACTGACATAATAAATCGTGTAGAAACCGGTGATTTAGTTTTAACTGCTTTAAAATGCTCTGCGGAAGAAACTGCCGGCCGAATCGCTATTACTGGTAAAAAGATTACCGTTAAAACAGCGGATTCTTATCTGATAAACGACCGTAAGACTTATAGGAACGTCTATTTTGATGAGG